AGTTACTGGTCCACTGAAAGCATCTCCATATACACCGTTGATAGAATTTGCTATGTCTCCATAGATGCCACTCAGGACAGTCAAAGTTCCGTTGGCCTGGAGGCTCAAAATTATTTCTGTAGCATTTTCAAACTGATCAGTAAAACCAATGCCGGCTGCTGTGCCAATCATGTCAGTGATAACCAAAGTGTTGCCTGGACCAGATCCTAGCTGGTACCTTGTCTCATAATAACTTTGTACCGATGGTGGCAGCGGAGTTGTCAGCGTGCTAATTTGATTGAGATTGGCCACTGAAGCCATGTTCTTGTAAGCACTGGCCAGCCCTGGCAAACTGGTTTCTTTGATGTTGGAAATCTGCGACAATGCCACCGACAGTGCTTTGTTGGCCAGAGCCTGATCAGGCGGGATAATTTGACTCAATCTATCATAGGCTATCATGGTCAGCTCACTGTGTTAATTACGTATGGTGGTAGCAATGTCAAAAGACTTGAATTAACCGCACCAGCACTGTTGATGTAGATAGCTGTGCTGCCTTTGACCGTTGGTACACTCAAGGCTTGAAAGCTGTTTGGGAACATTTTTACAGGATTCAACAGATCAGCCAAGCTGACAATATTGGGCGTGGTCACTGACAACGAAGTTAAAATTTCAGACAGTGATTGCGGCGCAGTGGTAGTGGTAATAGCAGACAGAGCCAAATAAATTCGTCGATTGATATTGTCACTGACTGTGAAGCTGGGATCATCGGTTAAATCAACTATGGTATCAAATGGTATCTGCTGTGCTGTTAACAACCCAGACAAAGTTTCGTTTAGTCCGCCGTATCTCACAATCTGTGTTAGCAATGCTGCTGGCGAACCCAAGTTGTCTAAATTTGCTAAATCTATAGCAAAACCCAATTTTTCTAAATCTAGTCCAAACTCGGCAGTGGCCAGAGTGACATCAGCAAGGCTACCAGTGACATAATTGTTGTAGTTGGTAAATGTCGGAGCAATGTTTGAATTGATAATATCCAACGCATTTAGGTACGAATTGTTTTGGTTGATAAAACCCTGACTGGCCTGAAACAACTGACCAAAAATACTGGTATTGGTAGTGGTGTACAAGTTACCCGACAGATAAGATTGACCCACTGAGATCACAATATTGGAAAAATTTGTCACAGCCAGATTTGGGTTGGCAGGTACTACATTTCCATAGTCACTAAGTACATTTCCAAGATCGTTTACAAACGCCAAAGGAGGACTGTTACCCAACGCTGGTACACTGCTGCTGGCAATTAAATATAAGTTAGCAGTGGTAACACCAGCAGTGGCAGAGTTAGCAACAGCATTGGCCAATGGAGCCAACAAAGGTAAGTCAACATAGGCATCAATGGCCAAAATTAACTCACTATTTACAGCAATGGCAGTGTTGTTGCCCCAGCTGGCCTGAGCGATCAGTTGTAGTGGACTGATTTCGGCCATGGTTAACCTACTATCACATCAAAACTGGCTGTGATCACAGGAGTGGGCAATGCTCCACTGAACTGTAAACTACCCAACGTGGCAGCAGGTGAGCCACCGACCATCACTGAAGGGCTGCCAGTAATAATGGTACCTGGCGCCGCTCCTTTACACTTTGTTGTTGGGATCAAGTGCGGGGCAACTACCGATCCTATTGTGGCCATTGGTTGACCATTGACCAGCACACCCGGGCTTCCACTAATAATGGAAAATGGCATTTTGCCACATTCAGGCATACACAGATCACCTACTCTTGCTGCTCCACCTGGCATTTTGTATCTCCATTAGATTGTTGAATTTTGATATCCAGTCTTTGACCACTTGTTGTCTTTGTTGTTGGTGTTCAGCATTGCTGTGGTCACAGTGTGGTAATTCAGGCAAGAATTTTACAACAACATCAAAATCCTTAGGAATTTTTTCGTAATCGTGAAATGTGTGTAATCTACCATTTTTTTCAATTACAAATTCATGAGGCATATTGTATTTATGCCCATAAAGATAGCTTCAAACCATTTGAATGCCAGTGGTGCTGCTGAGATACTGATCCGCAAACTGCTTGTCAGTGGGCATGATTACGGAAACTGCTGACTTGTTTACAGGTATTACACGATTGGGACCAGCTGTGAACATAAATGGCATGAGCCCAGGTCCATTGGGACCCATGGCAACAACCATGGGCTTGTTGAGTTTGTATACAGTTTCAGTTGCTTCGTCCAAGCAACCAATCAGTTCTTCGCCACTGAACAATTTGATGCTGACCACTTCGCCAGCTGATACGCCTTTGTTAATTAACATGATATTCAATCTCCAAATCCGCCAGCAGTTTCTTCCAAATACTGGCGCAGTTCAGTGAATCCGCCAATGTGCTGGTTGTTTAAAATGATTTGCGGTACGCTGCGAGCAGTGGGGATGGCTTCCAGCAGTTCTTCGCGAGTCCATCCATCGCCAATTTTTCTTTCTTCAAATTTGATTCCACGACTGCGCAACAGGTCTTTGGCCTGATCGCAAAAAGAGCAATGGTACTTGCTCCATACTATATTGGTCATATGTTCTCCTTAGATAGTGGGAAGTTGATCGTAATCCAGCTGATCAGACATAACCCCAATAACATAATTAGTTGATTCATTCTCTTGGAGCGCAGTTTGTTTCTTGCTCACGTCCACATGTTTGTTGAACCAAGGAATAGGCGTGGATTTTGGTGCAGGCTCATGATATCGTATTCCAATATCTGCCAATGCCACTTTGGCAGTGTAGTCCACAAAGTCTTTGAGAATTTGAGAATTCAGACCAATCACTGGTCCTTTTTTGAATAGATAGTCTGCCCATGATTTTTCTTCGTGTATGACATCCAGATACATTTGGTAGACTTCGTCTTCGCACTCGGCTTTGGCAGCAGCGAATCTTGGATCTTCTTTGACCACTTGGTTGATAATCCAAGCTGTCCATTCTTTGTGAAGTATCTCGTCTTGGAGAATCAATCCAATGATATTGCCGTTACCAATGAAAATTTTGTTCTCTACCATGGCCAAGCTGGTGGCAAAACTGACCATAAAGCGAAAAGCTTCCAAGGCATAGCTGGCGTTGAGTGCTAGCCAGATGGCTTTGACATGTGAATGCTCTTTGACAGGCACTTCTAATTCTCGTTCACAATTGACCATGTGTAAATGATCATAGTATCGACCCACACTGGACGCCATGTCCACAATTTCCGCAGTGTCATGAACTGTGTTGAAAACTTCTTTGGGCACATTGTAGATATTGCGAATGATGTGACTGTATGAACGACTGTGAATGTTGGTTTCAAAGAATGTCCAGTTGTAGACCAAAGCTTCCAGCTCAGGAATACTGATCACTGGAGTAAAAATCTGACTGGGGCCGCGGCCTTGTAGACTGTCCAAAGCAGTTTGACGCAGCAGGTTGCTGGTAAAAATGTGTCGCACTGTGTCAGAAGAATCTTTGAAGTCTTGTGCGTCTTTGGTCAGTGAGATTTCTTCAGGCACCCAAAAAAATCCTCTAGCCTCTTGCTCAAATTTTACCAGTTTGTTGTATTTGACTTCTTCAAAACGCTGAATGGTCACAGGCCCAGCAGCATCCAAAAACATTTTACGTTGTAGATAATCAGTGCGTGTTGCCAGATTGTATTGTTGTTTGCTCATGCGGTTGCTCCGTTTTTTGTATTCAGTTGGCCTGGTGTGATTACCAATGCCGGATGGTATTTGCTATAATGAACAGGCAAGTGACAACATGTATCACTATCCAGAACGTTTTGAGAACCAACGCCACTCGAGCTTCTTTGAGTGTGAGTATGGGCACGTCGGGTCTGTCATGGTCAGTTTGTCCCATCACGTGTCCAGTGGCCCTGGCCCAGATGCGTTCAATGCTGTTCATAGCTTACAGGACTCGCAGTCCTCGATGTCTTCCAACACTTGTTCAGCGGCTGCGGTTACAAAGTCATTGACAGCATCAAGATCTTGACTCTTGGCACCTTGCTTGTTGATCAAACTGTAGTAGAAAGTCTTGATGCCCCAATGATGACTCAGCATCAAATTGCGAGCAATCAAGGTGGTGGGCACTTTGCGACCTTCAAAGTGTGCGGGGTTGTAGAACGTGTTGGTCGAAATACTTTGGTCAACATAGGCCTGTAGCACTGATGCGGTCTTGAGATAACCCGAACAATCAGTTTGATCCCACATCAACTGATAACGATTCTTTAGTCGATGGTATTCTGGCACTACCTGTGTGAGTGATCCTGCTTTGCTTTCTTTCACAGTGATCAGGCTCATGGGCATCTCAATGCCGTTGGTTGAGTTGATCACCACCGAACTGGATTCTACAGGGGCAATGGCCATCAGTGTGGCATTGCGAACTCCATGCTGCTTCATTTGTTCACGCAGGGGTTCCCAGTCTAGCTCAGGCTGAAAGTTCGTGAGTTCGTTGACCCCGGCGGCTCGTCGCTCCCATGGGAAGATACCCTGACCATACCAGGTTCGCGCCGAATCTTTACAAGCACCACGTTCACGAGCCAGTTCCACGGTAGCTTCCGTAAGGTAGTATGCTTGGTGCTCCATCCAACTTTTAACCTCGGCCAAAGCATCCGCATTACCGTATTGGAGTCCGCGCTTGGCATGCCAGTAAGCAAGGTTAGTAACGCCGATGCCAAGCGGCTGAATTTCGTCATTTGATAACTGGCTTTGGATCGATAAGAAGTCTTGGTAGTCCAAGATATTACACAACGAACGCTGAAGAATGCGACAAGCACGACGCATATCCTCAGGATTGCGGAACGCACCCCAGTTGATCGAACCGAGCGTACAGAGCGCGATCCGTCCTTCCGCATCGTCCAGGCGTTTGAACGGTTTTGTGGGTAAGAGAATTTCACAGCAGAGATTTGATTGGTAAATGGTGTGATACTCAGGGTCAAACGGACCTTGATTCATCACATTGTCAATGAACACTAGATAGATACGGCCAGTGTCTGTTCGCTCCTTAAGGATGCCAGATTTGAATACCTCTTCTGCAGACATAGTCTTCTTCCGGAGATCAGATCGTGCTTCATAACGCACATAAAGATCCTCAAAAAGAGCAGTGTCTCGGTAGAAGGCTTCATAAAGGTCAGGAACTTCATTGGGATCAAAGAATGTTATGTTTTCTCGGTTGCGGAATCGTCTCCAGAAGAAAGCTGACAGCACAACCCCATAATCCATATG